TGTCCTCGATCTCATCCATGCGGGCCATCATCTGCGAACGCTGTTCTAGGTCGAACGTGCGCGCCTCCGTCAGTTGGGTCATCTTCGCGTCGAGGCGTTGGATGCTGTCGTACACCTCGCGGAGGGTGATGACCACCCCCGGTGCCGGGTCACTCATCAGGGACCTCAGCGGTGGGCGTGTAGAACACGTCCGCGACGGGGTCGTAATGGTCGCCGACGCCGGCGTACTTCCCCCGCCGCGCCCCCAGATACGAGGTGTCCAACCATGTGCCCGGTAGGCCGATCCCGTTGCAATACGCGGTCACATCGGCGTCGTTGTCGTTGCAATACGGGATGACGATCACGTCGCGGACGATGTTGAACTCGTCCACGAGGGCGGCGTGCGCGTTCACATACGTCATCAGGTCACCTCGCCGCTCTCACGATAACAACACCGGACCCACCAGCGCCGCCAATACTGTTGCCGACACCTGACGTGTGCCCACCTCCTCCACCACCGCCACCTGTGTTCACGGAACCCGCAGTCCCATTAGCGGAGTGACTATTAGCGCCAGCACCACCGCCACCGCTTCCGCCAGCACCACCCGTCGCGGCCGCCGCACCACCACCACCACCGCCAGCGCGGGTCGTTGATGAGCCTGTGATCGTGGATGCGCTCCCGGCACCTCCTGCGATACCGTTTGTGCCGCTCGTGTGATTACCTCCTGCGGCCCCAGCGCCACCACCACCAGCGCCACCCAAACTCACTGTAGAACTCTGCGTGCCACCACTGTTGCCGAGGCCGCCATCCCCGCTGCCGCCGCTGCTGCTGCCGCCGCCGCCGCTACCACCATTATTGCCGTCGGCTTGTCGCCCACCACCACCACCACCACCGGGGGAATAATACGACCCCACCCTTGACGCTCGGCCGTTGTAAGAAGGCCCTCGAACCTGCACCACGGGCAATGAAGCACCACCAGCGCCAACGATGACGGTCAGCGTCCCAGCCGGTAAATACCCTCCACTCACGTTCAGATAACCCCCAGCGCCACCGCCACCACCACCGCCACCGTCAGCGACCCCACCCCCACCACCACCGCCGACGATCAGCATGTCCACAAGCCCCGCGGTGGTCACCACCAACGACCCCGACGCGTTATACGTCCACACATCGAACACCGTCCCACCCTCATGGACGGTGCCCTGGTACGACCCGGCCGCGGTGCTGATCACCGCGTTCCCAACACCGCCGACGCGCTGCCAAGCTGCCCCGTCGTAGTACTGCACCTGGTTGGAGTCGTTCAGGTAGCACATCTCCCCCTCTTCGAGGGTGCGCTCCCCGCTCCCACCGTACGCCGCGTCACGGGCCGCAGCACTGGCGAACACCTTCACACCGCAGTTCACGTTGTCCATGTCCGCGGCGGTGAGCACCGTGTTCGCGGTGAAATCCTTCACCGACGTCAACGCTGGCATGATTCCCCTTTCACCACGTCACCCAGGCGGTCCCGTTATAAACCAGAACGGCGTTCGTCGACTGGAGGTAGCACACCTCACCCTCCTCCAACGTGCGCTCCCCGCTCCCACCGTATGCGGCGTCACGCTCGGTGGTGCCCGCGAACACCTTGACCCCGCAGTTCACGTTGTCCAGGTCGGATGCGAGGACCTGCCCACCGGCGACGAAATCCTTCACGCTGGTCAACGCTGGCATGAGGGCCTCCTGTCAGAAACCATACGGGCTCGAACTGTCCAAGGTGTCAACGTCGAGGGTGAACGCGGACACCGCCTCCGACAGGCCCAGCACCATGCGGTGCACCTGCGTGGTCACCCCCAACGGTTCCAGGTCGTGGTCGATCTGCTCCACCGTCAAGTCTTTCACGATCGCCGACCCCACATTGTTCGGGGTGAACGTGACACGCACCCGGTCGCCCAGGTCAAGGCCGACGACCTCGGCCTGCTGCGCGGTGGTGAGGTCGTTCACCATGACCCCCAGTTTCCGGATGCGGAACGTGGGGTCCTTGTACCGGGCGAGCAGGAAGTCTGCGAGGTCGGTTGCCTGGGCGTCCGTCGACAGCAGGGTGGGGAAGTCACGGGACAGCAGCCCGTACGCCCCCTGGCTCGTCGCATCCCCGGTGGTCACCGTTCCGGTGGGAGTGGTGACGACGACCCGGTTGTGCAGCTGCTCCGTGCCGTACTCCACCTCGATCGCCGTGTACGGGATCTGCGTGCCCGCGGTGCTGGAGAACATGACACTCGGGGCGATCTGCGCGGTGCTCCGGTCACGGAACTCCAACGTCCCACCACGGTTGATGAACAGCACACCCGGCTCCGACGCCTCAACCTGCTGCAAGTACTGGAGGGCGTTATCCGTCGCGGACACACTCCCCGCTGCGACCGTGGCCAGGCCCGTGTCGACGTTCAGGTTCGCGGTGGGCCACCCCACACTCGTCAAGGCCGTGACCGCGGTGATCCTCGACCCGGTGGACTCGGCGGGGAAACTTGTCCCCGCCAGGTTCGCCTGCGCGAGGAGGCTGAACCCGTCGACCGCGTTCACCCCCGCCACCGAGTCCCCACCGACCTGGTAGGTGAACGACCAGTCTTCCACCTGCCCGGTGAACACGCGCAACCCGTCCACGGTCACGCGCACCGCTTTACGGGGCACCATGTTTCCCCCGTACGGGGTGACCGCGGTCCCGGCGACCGGGTCGTACAACCGGTCGTGGTTGTTCAACTCGATGGTGCACTGCCCGGCGCGCACCCGGTCCAACTCGGTGGACCGGCCCCGGCTCACCGTCACCCTGCGCACATCACTGGTGACGGTGGCGAACACGTCGAAGTACGCGAGCAGGTAGCTGGTGCTGTCGAGCAGGCCACGGGTGGGGTCGTTGAGGGTGAAGTACTGGTCCTGCCCACCGCCCAACCCGGTGAGCAGGGCGATCTCAACGTTCAGCGCCACCGGTCACGCCGCCACAAACACAGGCCCGGAGAACCGCTCATACTTCCGGATCGCGTCCACGATCCTGCGGCCCACGTCCGCCCCATCCGTGCCCATCCCCGCGTTCACCGTGATGTGGAACGTGTTCCCACCCATCCCGCCGGCGCGGTCGAGGGGGACCACCATCTCAGGGCCGGCCTCACCGATCAGCGCCAACGTGGGACCCAGGACGAGGCCACCGTCGCCGAGGGCGTTGATGTCGCCAAGGTTGGGCACCGGGAGCAGGGGAATGTCAGGGAAGTCAACGCTGAACGGGCCGATCGAGCCGAGCACCCCGAGGTCGATCTTCGGGACCTGGAACTGGAGCCGGTTGTACAGGGTGATGATCTCGTTGATCGCCTTGAACAGGAGCAGGATGACCCGGCGGACCGCGTCCCGTACGCCTTCCACGATGCCGAGGAACACGCCCTGGATGAACTCCCCGACCGCCCCGAAGGCTTCCTCGAGGGCGGTGCGCACCGCGGTGAAGAACCCTGTCAGCTGTTCCACCGTCGTCACCACCCACGCGGCGATGGCGACACCTGTCGCGATCAGCTGAGCCACGAACTGGATGAACTTCGCGATCACGTCGATCAGGCCGGTGATGATGAACCCGAGCACCCGGACCACACCCTGCAGGTAGATCGACCAGAACTGCACCAGGACGGGGAACACGTTCTGCACGAGGAAATCCCCCACCTTGCGCAGGACACTGATGACCATTGTCAGCTCCGCCTGGTGCTCCTGAAGTTTCCCACGGATCTGGTCGATGACCATGCTGATCACAGCCCGGATCTGCTGGAACGCTTCCTGCACCGCGGTGCGGAACGTTTCGCTCCGCTGGTACAGCAGCACGAACCCGGCCACCAGCAGGGCCACAGCCGCCACTATGCCGAGGATCGGGGCGGCAGCCGCCCCGAGGACCCCGGCGACCGCCGTGAACGCTGGGATCATCGTGCCGACGATCACCAGCAGCGGCCCGATCGCCAACGCGAGCAGGCCCACCCCGATGATGACTTTCTGAATGGTGGGGTCCAAGTTCTGGAAACGCTCGAACAGGCCCTGCAGCACGGGTAGCACGTTCTCCAACAGGAACGCCTGCACCTGCTGCATGATCGGCAGCAGCGCCACCCCGAGCTGCTCGGTGAACGCGGCGAACGCGACCCGCATCTTCTCCGCACCCGTGGCGGTGGCAGCCGCGGTCCCCCCGACCTGCTTCTCAACCTCGGCGAGGATGATCTGCTGCGCCTTCGCAGTGTCACCGGACTCGACGAGGGCTTTGATCTGCTCCTTCTGCGCCTCGGTGAACGTGACACCCGCCCGGCCTAAAGCGGTCAACCCCTTCACAGGGTCATTCAACGCCTTGCCCAGCATCTTCGCGTTACCCTCAGCGCTGCCGAACCCGGCCTTCGCGAGGTCGAACGCGAGCACAGTGGCCCGGTCGAACGCGCCCCCAGCCTCACCCGCGGACTTCGCGACCTCCCCGAAGGTGAGCAGCAGGGACTGGGTCTGGATGATGGCCTCATCCTCCACCCCGATGGTGTGCTGCAACGTGTCAGCGAACCCGGTCAGGCGTTCCGTGCTCCCACCGAGGACGGGGCCGAGGACACCCATGCTTTCCGCGATCTGGTCCAACCGGGCCACCGCGACCTCGGACTCGACGGCCGCGTCGAGGGCGGACTTCGCGAACACGGCCAGCCCGGCCGCGGCGCCCGCGCTGAACATGGACATCTTCTTCCCAGCCCCCGCCATGCGGGAGCCGAACTGGTTCAACCGTTGCGCGGTGGTCTGCGACTGGGCACCGAACTGGTCCAACTGGCGGCGGGCACGCTCCAAGGCGCGGAGGTCCGCCTCACTGGCGATGCTGATCGTCAACGCCACCGCGGCACCCCCTTACTTGATGAGGACGCCACCGGCGGCGTCGAGTTTCTCCTGCGCCCGCTTTATGACCTCGTCGATGATGTTCCCGATCTCGGCTTGCACGGCGCGCAGGTTACGCCTGGCAGCCCTGGGAAGGATCCGCCCACCCATCGGGTCAGGGGTGCCGAGGGAACCCAACGCGTTGGACAGGTTACGAGCGAACACGCTGTCCGTTTCCATGCCCGCGGTTTCCATGATCACACCCGCCGGTGACCACTGGGTGACCCCGGCGATGTTGGTCACCTTCCCGCCGCCCTCGAAGCGGCGGGAACGGCGGCTCACATCGGCCCTCAGGCGGCTCCGAACACTTGACCCCGTGTAGGACAAGTTCCGGCCCGATTGAGTGCCCCTAGCGCCCGTCCTCGTCGGGTTCAGGCCGCTCGCACGCCACGGCCCCCAGTTGCTCAGCGGCAGGTCTGGGTAGGAGCTGCGGGCGTCGGTGACGACCGGCTGTAACGCTTCAACCAGGTCACCCCGGACCTGGTTGTAGTACTCCTCGTCGAACTCCTTCAGCACCCGCATGGACTCGTTCAGCCCTTGCACTTGCAGGGTGGCCTCCGTGCTCACTTCAGGCCCCCCTTCCCACGGTTCGCTTTCTGCTGCACCTGCGCACGGTGCCGCATATACCGCAGCATGGTCACGATGAACCGGGGCGACTGCTCGAGCAGCACCGACGGGGGGATCCCAGTTTCCACGGCGAGCGCGGAGATCACCCAGTGGACGGACTCGGGTCCAAAGGGATGATCGGGTCACCGGCCTGGTTCTCATGGTCGACCTCGACGACGGTGGCCAGCCACTCGTCGAAGCCGAGGGTGGTCAGCCGCTGCCGGTGGCAGGCGTGCCACGCTAACCAGGCGAGCTGCCCGAAGTACGGGTCCGACCCGATACTGGACAGGCTCTTCTGGAACTTCTCCTCGAACCTGACCAGGTCGACCGCGGTGCAGCTGACAACCTGCCGGGTTCCGTCGTCGTACCCGACAGCCATGGTGATCTTCATGAGGTGAGGTTACGCGGTGCCCCGGCCGACGGTGCCGGAGATCGGCCAGGACACGCTGAACGTGGCCAGGTCACCCATGCTGAACTCCTTCGGGTACTCCGTCACGAGGCAGGTCATGACGTACCGGGGGTTCGTCGCGCTCACCCCGGCCGTGGTCCCGAACGGGACGACCTCGATCGTGCCGATGTTGCCCAGGCCGATGGTGCCGTTGATGATGGCGTCCACACTGGCGGCTGCGT